GGCGGCAGGCACGGTCCAGATTCCGGCTGCTCTTGTTGGTGCGCTGCCTTCGGCGGCGGTGGCCGGTCGCATTCTCTACGTGAGCGATGCTAATACGGGCGCGGGCACGGTCTGCTTTAGCAACGGTGCTAACTGGATCGACATCAAGACCGGCGTGGCTGTTGTTTAACCATAGGAGTTAAGTCCTAATGGCTATGCAAACAGATGTCCTTGCTAGTCAGCCGCTGATCGCAGATGGTCAGATGCTGGACCAAGCAGGAAATGTGATTGGTCGCGCCCGTGTCAAGGCGATCCGCATCATCCCGACCGTAAGCAGTGCAGGTTCTGTAGTGCTGAAAGACGGCGGCGCTAGCGGGAACACCAAGATCACGGTCAATGTCTTCCCCAGCGCAACTGGGCCAGACTACATGTTGTTGCCGGGTGAAGGTCTGCTTTTCCAGACCAACGTCTATGCTGATATCACCACGGTTGCATCGGTGACGGTGATCTATGGCTAAGTCTCCTGCGTGGCAGCGCAAGGAGGGTAAGAACCCGGCTGGAGGCTTGAATGCCAAAGGTCGGGCATCTTATAACCGCGCTAATCCCGGTAAGCCCGGCCTCAAGGCTCCGCAGCCCGAAGGTGGCCCCCGTAAGAAATCATTCTGTGCCCGCATGTCTGGCATGAAGAAAAAGCTTACGAGCGCCAAGACGGCTAACGATCCAAACAGCCGGATCAATAAATCACTTCGCGCTTGGAAATGCTGAGATGACTGATCACCACGACACGGTTAGAAACTTTATTGATGCAGCGTCTGTGTTCGCTACTTTAGGGTCTTTGCTGGACGTGATCTCTCCTATATTTGGTCTTATCGGCGCAATCGTTGGTGTGATGCGTATTGCTGAAATGGCGACCGGCAAGCCTTTTTCTGTACTGATTGGCCGTAACAAAGACGATGCCAAGTAGTAGCGCAAAGCAAGCAAAGTTGATGCGGGCGGTTGCTCACAACCCCGCTTTTGCCAAGAAGGTCGGTATCCCTCAGAGTGTGGGCAAAGATTTTTCGGAGGCCGACAAAGGCCGAAAATTTCGTTCCGGAGGAACAATGAAAGAGTCTAAGGCAATGATGAAGAAGGAAGTTTCCTTCATGAAAAAGAAAGGCGCTCCTGCGTCTATGATCAAGCACGAAGAAGCAGAAATGGCTGATCGTGGTGGCCGTGCTATGGGGCGTCGTATGACTGCTGACCGTATGGGTCGTGCGATGGCTTCTGCTCCCGCTATGGGTGCCGCGTCTATGGGCATGGCTCGTGGTGGCGGTATCGAATCTAAGGGCAAGACCAAAGGCAAGATGGTCAAGATGGCTCGTGGAGGTGGTATCGAAGTTCGTGGTAAGACTCGCGGGAAGATGTGCTAATGAAGAACCTCGCTCGTCATTACCGCACAGGCGGCACTACTCCTCCTAAGTCTGACGAAATGCTGAATGAGGAAATGATGCCCGGTATCCTGAACCAGCCTGAAACACCGGCTGATAAGAAGCAGGATGAAGCGGATAAGAAGGCTCCGGGTATGGATGCCGATCAGCCGAAGAAGCCCGCTAAGCCCGCTAAGCCGCCCGTCAAAAAGGCTGCTTCTGGTGGCACGATGTATGCTCGTGGCGCTAAGGTTCGTGGCGGTGGTTGTGAAGAGCGCGGTAAGACCAAGGGTCGATTTGTATGAAGAAACGACGATACGCGGGTGGTGGCGGAGTGCCAACAAGCGGCGGCGACTACAACGCTGCTCCTGCTCAGCAGTATCCGTTTCCTTCAGTCGGCGGTGATACTGGCCCTACGAGTAACATGACGGTTACTGTTGCTGGTAAAGATGTTAGCGCTGATAAAGAGCAGAACCCGTTTAAGAACCCTAACGTGCAGGAAGATCAAACTGATCAACCTAAGCAAATGCGTAAAGGTGGCAAGGTCAAAACTAAAGCACGTGGTGACGGTATCGCACAGCGTGGCAAGACTAAAGGACGGTTTGTCTAATGATGCCGTCCCGAGGAATGGGTGCAATTACTCCCAGCAAAGTACCTCGTGCTAAACGACGGGGTGACGACAAGGCCGTGATCGGGACAGGTAAACCGATAAAGACCTATGCTAAGGGTGGAGAGAGTAAGGTCAACGAAGCGGGTAACTACACGAAACCCGGCATGCGTAAGGCTCTCTTTAACCGCATCAAGAATAGTGCGACTCAAGGCACTAAAGCGGGTCAATGGTCAGCGCGTAAGGCGCAGTTGCTTGCTAAGCAGTACAAAGCCAAAGGTGGCGGGTACAAGGAATGAAAGCCCCACAACAATCGCTGAAGGCTTGGACTCAGCAGAAATGGAGAACGAAGAGTGGTAAACGGTCTACTGACACGGGTGAGAGATATCTTCCTGAGGCTGCTATCAAAGCCCTCAGCCCCGCCGAGTATGCCCGAACCACTGCTGCCAAGCGAAAAGGTAAAGCGCAAGGCAAGCAGTTCGTACAGCAACCCAAAGGCATTGCTGCTAAAACGCGCAGCTACCGCCAAACGGGCAAAAAGTAAAGGAACTAAGAAGTAATGGCGTATAAGACTACAAACACGACCGACTTCAACCTCGATCTCAATACCGTTATTGAGGAGGCTTTTGAGCGTTGTGGCGCTGAACTGCGTACGGGTTATGACTTCCGTACGTCGAAGCGTAGTCTTGCCCTGTTGCTGATGGACTGGGCCAATCGCGGTATCAATTTGTGGACTTTGGAAGAAGGGCAGCAGGTTCTGACCTACAACCAAGGCACGTACGATCTTCCGGTGGATACTGTTGACCTGCTCGACCACGTGGTCCGTACAGGTTCAGGGACGAACCAGCAAGACATCAATATCAGCCGGATCTCTTCTAGCACGTATCTTGCTATCCCTAACAAGAACGCGACGGGTCGCCCGATTCAGATTTGGATCAACCGGCAGGCTGGCACGACGAACGCGGACGGCACGATCCAGTACCCGCAGTACACCGTGTGGCCTAAACCCGACAACACTACTACGTGGACGCTTGTTTATACCCGCCTGCGCCGGATGTTTGATCCGGGTACCGGCGTGAACGGACAGGATGTGCCGAACCGTTTCCTGCCCTGCCTTGTGGCAGGACTTGCTTATATGCTTTCTTTGAAGATTCCTAACGCTATGGAGCGTACCCCCATCCTGAAAGCCCAATATGACGAGGCTTGGGATTTGGCGGCTGGTGAGGATCGGGAAAAGGCGGCGGTACGGTTTGTCCCACGTGAGAGTTTCTTGGGTGGCTACTAATGCCAAACAGGTTTGCAAGTGGCAAGAACGCGATTGCGGAGTGCGACCGGTGCGGGTTCCGGTACAAACTCAAGCAGTTGAAGTCCTTGGTTATCAAGACCAAGAACGTGAATATTTTGGTATGTCCGGAATGCTGGGAACCAGACCAACCCCAGTTATCACTTGGCTTATATCCAGTTGACGACCCGCAGGCGTTGCGTAACCCACGACCGGATTTAAGCTATTATGAAGAAGGCAACCAAGGGGCTGGTGGTAGTAGAATGATCCAATGGGGTTGGAACCCTGTTGGTGGCGCACGAGCATATGATGATGGCTTGACCCCCAATACCCTTGTTGGGCAGGGACAAGTCGGTACTGTAACGGTCTCAACGACCTAGGAGAATTGAAATGGCTATGGGTTTGAAAAAAGCATTGATGGCGCACATGCGTAAAGGCAAAGGCGCACATCCTGATTCTGCAGTTAAGAAGATGCGTGCTGGCGGCAAGACTAATGCCGAAATGAAGAAGGTTGGTCGCGGTATGGCAAAGGTACTAAACCAGCGTAGCCCGATGCGCGGCTCGTCTGGCCCGAGGTAAGTAACATGAGCGAAGAATTCCGCTTTTTTGACTGGAGCGTTGACCCGCTCAACAAGTACACGCAGCCGAAGCCGAATAGCGCCCCGACCGGCCAGAATGGCTATCCGGAAAAGAATGTCGATAAGGGCATCACGAAGATGGATATGCGCGGTGCTGGCGCTGCCGAAAAGGGTAAGAAGTTCGTGTCGCAGATTAATCTGGAAGACTAATGAACTATTCGCAGCTTACACAACTGATTCAGGAGTATTGTGAGTCTACGGAGCAATCCTTCGTAGCCAATATTCCTAATTTTGTGCAGCTTGCTGAAGAGCGGATTTACAACTCCGTTCAGATCCCGGCTATCCGTAAGAACTCGACCGGCACGATGACTTCTGGCAACAAATATATGGCGTTGCCGTCTGACTGGTTGGCGACTTACTCGCTCGCTGTGATCGACCCTGCTACGAACGAATACACGTACCTTCTCAACAAAGACGTGAATTACATTCGTGCGGCATATCCCGGTGCAAACGACAACGGACTTCCGTTGTACTATGCGATCTGGGACGACAATACGATGATTCTTGGTCCTGCTCCGGACTACGGCTACACCGCTGAACTGCACTATTACTACTACCCTGCTTCGATTGTGGATGTGGGTACGTCGTGGTTGGGCACGAACTTTGAGACGGTGTTGCTCTATGGGTCAATTCGTGAAGCCTATACTTACCTCAAGGGTGAGCAGGATCTCATGAACTACTACGAGCAGAAGTACCAAGAATCTCTCGCACTACTTAAACGCCTCGGTGATGGTCTTGATCGTCAAGATGCTTATCGCTCTGGGCAAGTTAGGGATAGGGTTACATGATAGAGACAGGTATAGATCTTGGTGGTGTGAAGGTTTTTACCACGGATAACCGTGGCTTCACGGCTGAGGAGATCGCGGAGCGTGCGCTGGATAAGATCATTTATGTGGGTGATCAAAGCCATCCGGTGATTGCAGAGCAAGCTCGTACGTTTAAAGAACACATTAAGCGTGTGTTGGTTCATTATCTTGGAGAGGCACAGGAGTCAGAGCGAATTACGATCTGCGCCAAACTCTCGCAAGCTGGGCATCCTGAAATCGCAAAACTTATTGGAGACCTCTAATGGCTATTTCACAGGCAATGGTGACTTCGTTCAAGGTAGAAATCCTGAACGGCATTCACGCATTTGGTACTACGGTTACTCGTGGCTCAACGGCTGCGGATACATTCCGTATTGCTCTTTTCACTTCGGCGGCTACGCTTGATGCTTCGACCACGACGTACTCGTCTACGAACGAAGTGCCGAACGGTAGCGGTTACACCACGGGCGGTCAGACTTTGACTGTTTCGCAGGTTCCGACCTCGACCAGTACGACTGCGTGGCTCGACTTTGACGATGTGACTTGGACGACGGCGACCATCACTGCAAACGGCGCGTTGATCTACAACTCGACGCAGAACGACAAGGCGGTGGCGGTGTTGGCTTTCGGTGGCGATAAGTCCTCGACGGCTGGCAACTTCACGATCCAATTCCCTGCGGCTAACTCGACCAGCGCAATCATCCGTATTGCCTAACGGAGGCTAAGATGGCCTTCGTTCTTGCGGATCGCGTCCAAGAGACCTCGACTACTGCCGGTACCGGTAGCTTTACGCTTGCTGGTGCAGCGTCGGGGTTTCAGACGTTTAGTGCGGGTATCGGTAACGGGAATACGACCTACTACACCATCACGCTTCAAGGCGGCTCGGAGTGGGAAGTCGGTATCGGTACGTATACTTCAGCGGGTAATACGCTTTCCCGAGATACGGTGCTGTCTTCCAGTACGGGATCTAAGGTCTCCTTCTCGGCTGGAACGAAGAACGTATTCTGCGATTACCCCGCGTACGAAGCCAACAAGCCGATCAATGAAAGCACGATCAGCATCGCCAATAACTTTACGGTTACTTCTGGCAAAAACGGGCTGAGTGTCGGCCCTGTGACCGTGGCATCTGGCGCGACTGTGACTGTCCCTGCTGGACAGAAGTGGGTTGTGATATGAGTATTATTTCAGCAGGCACGACGCTTACTACGGGCTACAGAGTTGAGTCTGATACAAACGGCAACTTGATCTTCAAGACCGGCGCTAGCGGTACGACTGCTCTGACTATTAGCGCAACGCAGGTGGCTAACTTTGCGAACCCGATACAAGTGAACGGCGCTACGCCCATCAGCGGTGCCCAAGACTTTATTGTTCAATCATACGGAATTACTTGAGGCATAGATAATGGCTACTTCAGCACAATACGCAGCAACAGTTAACGGTGCGTCAGCCGCACTCTCAGTTGCAAATACTAACCGTAACGGTACCGGCACGATTGTCAGTGTTATTACGGGAGCCACGAACGGTACTCGCGTGGACGATATTTATATCGTGGCAAATGCTGCTACTACGGCGGGCGTTATCCGTTTGTTTATTTCGGATGGTACGAATATTCGCTTGTGGCAGGAAATTTTGGTTTCGGCAGTTACGCCCAGCACCACCGTACAAGTGTGGTCATATTCGCTGCTGAATCAAGCCTTGTTGCTGAAGTCTGGTTGGTCACTCCAAGCCTCAACCAATAACGCCGAAACTTTTAGTGTGTTTGTAACTCGTGCGGGTGACTTCTAATGAATCCCGGTACGTTTCAAGGCGCGGGTACCGGCTCTGCGCTTGGTACTATTAGTCGCTACATCCAAACTCCGACGATCTTGACTTCGCAGACGATTGCAGTTCCTCCGGGCACGCAGCGTATTGAAGCGTTGTTGTGCGGTGGCGGTGGCGGTGCGGGGAGACAACAAAGTGGTGGCGGCGGATTTGGTGGAGTTGGTGTATTTCTTATTCCTATTACAGGACAACCGCTTGTTGTAACTATTGGCGCAGGTGGCGTTGGACAAACCGCAACTGTAACGCAAACAGCCGGGTCTCCTACTTACGTGACTTCCGGAAAAATAATGTACGCTGCAATTGGTGGCGGCGGAGCAGGGGTTTGGAGCAATGTTGGGGCTAGCGCTAAAAACGGATCGCTGGGCGGCGGTGGTGGTGGGGTTAATATAAATTATAATTCTACTGGTGGTATGGGTGGCGGACCTCCGTTTGGGCAGCTTCTTTGGTATGCAGCAAATCAATTTGGTGCAACATCAACAGTTATACCAAAAACTAATACATTCACTATTTATACTGGCGTAGATAACACAGTAAATATTTATCCAACGTCTGGTCCACTAGGCGCTGGATTAGGTGGGGATAATGTTTTTTTAACTGCTGGGCCACAAGCAGGATTAAACGGTTGTGGTGGAGGTGGTGGATCAGCTAACTCTGGCTTTGGGCAAGCTGGCGGGGAAGGTGGTGGCGGTGGCGGCGCTACTAATACTTCAGGAAGTGCTTCGGCTGTCGGAGGAAATGGATCTTCTGGAGGTGGGGGCGGATCAGCCGGACAAGGTACCTCGCCATTCTTTCCGGCAGGTGGAAATGGGGGATCTTTAGCAAGTGTATCTATTTGGGGGTACACGGGGTTTGCTGGTGGAGTAGGTACTGCTCAAGTGGCACAAAATTGGATAAATGCTGCTGGCGGCGGCGGCGGAATGTTATCTGCGGGATCAAACGGGTCTACGACTTTTTCTAATCCAAAAGGCGGCGATGGTGGACTTGGTGGAGGCGGCGGCGGTGGCGGCGGCTATAACTATAATTCTGGTAGCCCTATAAATGGTGATGGTGGCGCAGGTGGAAATGGGTTTGCCGTATTCCGCTTTTATCTTTGAGGAATAATTATGGGACACTATGCAATGGTTGTTGACGGAAAAGTACGCAACATCGCTATTTCTGATGATATTCCTCCTTCTGAAGCCGTAGGGGATTGGGTGGACGTTTCTAGTTTGGAAGGTAGGCCCGGACCCGGTTGGAAGTACGAGAATGGAACATTTGTAGAACCTGAACTACCATCAAATGAACATCCTATTACTTCTGAAAAGCCCGCTATCTCTTTTAAGACGGAAGAACAAAAGATCGCAGACGCAACTGCTGCCGCTATTGCTAAATTGATTGCCGATGGCGTGTTGAAGCAAGCGTAAGGAGTAAGAAATGCCTAGCACAATTAACGCCGCAGTCGGCGGAATCATACAAACCGCAGATACGTCGGGTGCATTAAACATCCAGACGAGTGGCGTTACGGCCATCACTATCTCTTCGGGCCAAGCGGTCACGTTGGCGAGTGCTCTGCCTGTTGGATCGGGTGGTACGGGAGCTACGACGATCACGGGGATTGTCAAAGGCAACGGCACGAGCGCCTTCACGGCTGCAACGGCAGGTACCGACTACGCCACGCCTAGTT